TCAAATCGAGCCGTTAATAAATGTTAAAAAGCAACAGCTATCAGGTCTGCTGTAATACATTCGCAACAAATAACAAGAACACAATGGAACAAGTAAAATTTAGAGCATCGCAGCTTGGTAAGCTTATGACCGATGCACGCACCAAAACAGGTTTGTCGGAAACTACTAAGAGCGCATTGCTTGAAGTCTACGTGCAACAGAAATACAAACGCTACAAAGAAATCAGCAACAAGTACATTGAAAAGGGAATCGCAGTAGAGAATGATGCCATTGACTTATGGCGCAGGGAACGTGGCGCAATCGTGTTCAAGAATGAACTCAACTTTCAAAATGACTTCATCACAGGTACACCTGATTTGCTTATCAAAGATGGCAGCGAAGTAATCAATGTGCCGGATATTAAAAGCAGTTGGGATATACACACCTTCATTGATGCAAAGGTGAATGAACTAAGCAAAGACTACTATTGGCAGGGTCAAGCATACTGTTGGCTAACAGGTGCGCCTAAAGCTACCTTTTGCTTCGTGCTGGTCAATGCGCCAAGCCAAATGATAGACACCGAAAAATACCGCCTATCCTTGCGCATGAATCTTATTGATCCGCAAAGCAATCCTGAATTTATTAAGAAGGCATCGCGTATTGAAAAGAACATGATATTCGACATGCCTACCTACCTTAATGAAAATCCAAACGCGAACCTGGAAAGCGACCTTGCAAATTGGGAATATGACATACCAGTGCAGGAACGCATCCACGAAAAGGTTGTGGAGTTTGATGCCGATGCAATCGCAAAGCTTCAGGAACGTGTACCCATGTGGCGCGAATACCTTAATACTTTGAATGTATGAACGCACTATGCACAATAATCATTTGGGGTGGCATGTACTATGCCACACCCGAATGGTTTTCAAAACAGATACCTCAATGGATGTGGTCACGCTATGAAATATACATTGCACCGTATGGCACAAAGCTGTCAAGTATTGCAAACGTGAATCCAAAAACGACAGCACTGATTGGTTTCAGTGCCGGTGGAATGGATGTTTTAAAAAACTACAGTCACGAATATGCATTGTGTGTGCTGCTTGACCCATCTACCCGAAGCAAATACGCATTGCTTGAATACGGACCAAACACGTTGATGTTTTACAATGCTGCAAACTGGGGAAGTATGAATAAGAACCTTACAGCTGTAGCGAATCGCATAAACGAAACAGGCGGCAATGCCGTAAGTTTAGACTTGCAGCATGCAGATATACCAAAATACTTTTTTGATCACTTTAAAAGCGACACAGAATGAGACACAAATGGATGAATGCACACGATTTGGAGCATGAAAATAATGAAGCCAAATCAACATGTATAAAGTGTGGACTTATGAGATTACGATTGAGCTATTTAAGAGGAGAAGAAAATGTTATATACTATCATCCAACATTGCCAAAGCTAACTACTTACAAAGCACCTAAATGTAAAGGAGATAGAATATGAGCAAAAAAGTTTATGATTACCTATTTAAAAAATCCAAAAACAAAAAAGGTTATATCTATTTATGCGAATGCAAAACAGGTTTTTTCTGGAGAAAAGCAAATGAAGATATATACCATCCTGAAATTGAATGGAAATATGGCAAGACTATTAACTTGCACAATCGCATGAAGCTTTATGGTGAAAATTATAATCTGTTGCATAAATGGGAAGTAGATCATTTGTCATTGCGTGAAGAATTAATTAGAACAGATTGGAGCATAACTGAAGATAGAGAATCATTTGATAAAGATAGCCGGGATGAACACGTAAGTTTTGATTGTTTTGATATTGTCGAATACTACGCAACCGCACAACTATCAATGAAATATGAATGCAATTATTTCGATGGAGAATTAATGGAAACTATTGTAGTAAAAGGAACTAAACAAAAACCACATTTTTTTACTACATCGGAACATGATGGAAGTTTATTGTTAAAAACGATTAGAATGTAATTTTATGAAAGCAAAAGACAAAGCATGGCAACTGTACTCGAACTATTTTGATATAGTAGAAGGTGAATCGCAGGAAGGTCAGTTAGCGCAGGTGCATTTTAAAGCTATCAACTGCGCATTGTATTGCGTAGATGAAGCAATCACGAACGCACCCAGCGACATCATGCAGGACTTCGAAGGAACAGGTGAATTCTATTCCGTCAAAGCTTACTATCACCACGTCAAAAACGAAATACTGAAACTCAATGCCCAAAAGAAACCTAATGCCGCTTGATGAATTAAAGGAAGAAAGGTTGGTGTTGCTGAATATGTTTATCAATGCCAAGACACGCTACGTCAAAGACAATCTATTTAAAAAAATCAAAGCGGTCAATAAAGACCTATTTACCATAACCAAAGACACAAAGTATTTATGACACAAGAGAAAAAAGAAACAGCCATTCGCAGACTGCATCTGGCATTAAAGCGCAAATTCAAAGGTCAAGCCATACGCATGACGTGGGCTGAAATGGAAGGACTATTGAACGCAGTGCAAACGATTGAAATGAATCACATTTACAATGCCTATAATGATGGCTACTTAGATGGTGAAAGTGGATTACCAAATAAAACACAAATTGAAGCAGATGAAAGCAACACTAACATTTGAATTGAACAAAGACCAGCACGCATTTGATTGCGCTGTGAATGGTGTGAAGTATTATGACATGATTGCTGATCTATTACAGCAAATACGAAACATTGAACAGAATGAAGAACTAACAGCTGAGCAATATAAGATGCTTGGTCGTATTCGCGACTGGATGCATAGTGAATTACATTCGGAAGGTTTAGCAGGTAGATTTTAACTATTGCTGCACCTTGCGATATCCATGCTTCCAAAGAAAGCGACCGAGTGCTTCGCCTTCAGCATCCACCTTTTCTTCGCTCCACTCCGGTTGAATGTGATGAAGGTATTCATGAATGAGAACAATCATGTAGCGCATTGGCGGTAACGTTGGATCTATTTCAATAACGTTGTCGCAATACAATCCATCCGCACGTTCCCTTCCCAACTTTCGATGGATAACTTTTGGATGTTGCTTGCGTTTCATGTTTATATTTGCCGCGTTTGTGTACTATTGTTAATGTTTTTGTTATTTGATTGAACAATGCCCTGCAACGGTGGGGCATTTTTCTTTTATCGAATCTTGCCGTTTACTATTCGGTAATTGCTCACTTCGAAGTCGCCAGTATCTAACACGCGCACATGTGCAAAGCCATGATGGTGTTTATTGATGGGCATGTAATCGGGATGTAATTCACATAGACATGCAACAGACCAGCACGTTGTTATCTTGCCATTGATATTTGGCTCGGTGTGTTCGCTTGCTTGGTGGTGGTGTCCACACAATGCGCTGTCTTTTGCACGTAGGAACAGACCACGTGCGATGTTTACCGGGCTGAATACTGATGCGCCAAGCTCATGACCATGTAAAATTGTAAGCTTGCCTGCGTGAATGATTTGCTTATCCGGAATGAAAGTGATATTTAACTCATCTAACTTCATCAGTGATTCAAAATTAAACTCATCCATGCCCAAAAGGTCAGGAGCATTGCGCATGATGTAGTGATCATAGCGCACATCATGGTTGCCACACTTGTAATATATCGCGGCATTCGGGAATAGCTTGCGTAATGTTTGCAAGAATTGTCTTGTCATTAAGACTTCATGCCCAAAGTTCCGTTTGCGTGGGTCTTTCTCAAATCGGCTAATAGCATAGAAGTCTATAATATCCCCATTGAGTAGAATTGTATTCACTTCATTTTCCAAACCATACTTCAGTGCCAGCGTTAAAGCTTGAATGTTGTGATACGGCACATGAATATCCGACAGCAACAGAATGTTGTTGTGGTTTGTCGGTAGCTTGAAAGGTTTGTAGTTCGCTTCCTGTGATGGTGGCAGGTCAAGTGGATTCGCTTCCTGTGGAATCAACTCATTGACCATGTTGGTGAAGTCACCGATATGATTATCCAACTTCTGTAGCTGTGGAGTTGGTTTGACTGTTTGTATAGTAAGCTTATCTACATACCTTCGATAGCTTTTTTCTAATGAATTGACAGTGATGTCAAGTGCATACTTCTTTAATAGTTCGCGAACACGTGGTATAAGAGGTCCAGTCCCATCGTGCAATTCCCGATGTAGCTTTTCGCGGTCTATTGTATGCATAGTATTACTTATTAGCTTTCAAGTAGCCATTCAGTTCAGCAAGGTGCGAACTAATCATGGCAATCTGCGTTTGGATTGCATCAATCTTCCCTTCCAACTTGTCATTCTTACTATTCAATTCGGCTTTCTGTTCCTTCAGCGCGTTGTTGATCATTTCAATTTCTCTTTTATGGTAGGTGTCTATTCCGCGCACTTGCCCGGCTAACTTATCCACGCTGCGCTTTAGTGCAAAATATAACGATGCAAGTGATATAGCTGCACCGAGAA